CTTTTTCCAGGCTCCGCGATCCTTGCGCTTGCGGCCGACGGCTTGAGCGCTTGCGGGCCCACCCGCCCTGTGCCCTGGAACGAGCTTGAGGCCCAGCTTGTGCCTGAGCCCTGTGGATAACTTGTGGCCTGTGCCTGTAACCTGTGGATAACTTGTGCCTTGAGACTTGACCCCTGATCCCAGATGGCAGGGGCCCGAAGGCCCCGGTTGATTAGTCCAGAACCTTGAACTTCTTTTTGCGAGATTCTTGCGCCAGCTCTTCTGACACAAACTCCGGCGGCGCCGCGCCCATCAGGGCCTGCAGCAGCTGCATATAGATGCCGAAGCTCGGCACCTGTGGCCAGCTGGTGGTGCATTCCTGCTCCTCGTCCCACGGGCCTTCCAGCGCGCGCAGCTGCTGGGTCATCCCAGAGACGCAGGCGCGCAGGTTCTTGTACTTCGCTTCTAGAGCTTTGTGTTTGTTGCCAAGCTCTGTATATTTTTCTACGTATTCTTTTGCTGTTGTCATATGTTATCCTTTTGTTAATTGTTATCACTTTATCCCATACTAATGGTCCAAAGTCCAGAAATCTTTTCTGTGGATAAGTAAATAAAGTTCTTGACACAAGATGTAGTGGTGAGATGCGACCTAGAATCATTCTAAACTGCTTGTGCGCTTGCGGGCCCACCCTCCCTTGTGCGCTTGTGAACCTAATCTTAAAAAAAGGCCCTGTACCTTACCTCTAGAAGAGGTAAGGACCGGATCAATTGCGGAAGAAAGGATAAGACTCCGCATCAATTCAGTATTTCAGATGGGACCACAAAGCCGCTAGCGTCGTGTCGGGCTTTGCCTTTAGCGGTCAGGCCGATAATGACCCCGGGCCCCGCGTCGGTAAATCTGGCGTCGTGTTCGTCGCCATCAATAACTGGATACCCGCGCCACGTCTCAGGCAGCTCACCAGAGAACACCACCGCCGCGCTGGTATGCTTCAGGACCGCGTCCAGTTTATGGTCGTTATCTTCTGCACGTGAGAAAGTTAAATGATAGTTAGCCGGTAGCGTCTGGCCGACAATACGATTCTCTAATTTTGTATAGTCATAGAACTGCACCTCAGGGAAGAGCTGCATAATATTCTTATCAGTGCCTGGCACCTTATAACGCTCATATGGCAGGTCGCTGGTCCCATTGAGTCTGACAGCAGCCTTCAGGCCCTTAGCCGCGGCGCGCTTCTCTAGCGCGGTGATCTCGTTGACTAGATCATTCAGGAACTGCTTGCGATCATTCCAAAATCTATTTGTTTTTTTGAGTCTGGCTTTCTGTACTACGCCCATCGCACCACGTCCCGCGGTATTCAGGCAGGCAGCTGCACAACCAGCGGACGCGCCGGGGCATACGTTCTTGCCGCTCAGGTTATAAGGCGCCATATAAATGATGCCAGTAAGTACGCCTACCTTCTCAGATTTGACGGTTTTGTAATTGGTATTGATACCTAGTAATTTTTGCATAATTATCCTTTCTATTAATATCCCATAATATAATCATTATTTTTTATTTGTCAAGCTTGAGCGCTTGCGTTTTGGCTTGCGGCTTGCGGCTTGCTGGATCCAATAAGGGTTTGTCTTCTCGTAGAAGGCCCGCGATCCAAGCGGCGCGGCCCCGGAGGGCCGCTGTTTATTATCCATTCTGTTTCACCTGGTCATTTTCTTTGAACACAAAGATGGCATCACCATAAATATGAGCCCAATCTTCCCAATCGTCAGTTAGTTGTTTTTCCATACGCTTGAAATGATTCCATCTAAGCATTGAAGCGCGGTGATTGCGTTGCGGGTTATTAACCAGCAAGCCCTCTTCATCACACCATATCTCAACCTTAACTGAAGCGCCACTGTTATGGTCAACGTACCTGCCATCAACAATCTCAAATCTATTATGATTTAATAGCGCTTGGATTTCGTCGTACTTTGGTTTTTTTTCAAAGGTATGCATTTCAGCTGGCGAATTGTCAGCCCGTAGTATGTTTACTTTATATGTCATTAGTATTCCTTTCTATTATTAATTAAAACATTTTCCCATATTCACGCCACGTTGTCAAATAAAAAGTAAAAATAAATTTAAATTATTTCCTTGACACATTTTCCCATATATGATACCCTGATAGGGTTGGCGGGCGGGGTGATCCTTGCGGCCTTGTGGGCCCACCCGCCCCAGCTCCCCTGAGGGACTGTCGCTCACTACCGAGACCGGGGCTTGGCGCTAGAGGTGTAAACCGTAAGTTAGCTTGACCTATTACCTATATACACTTTGTTGTCGTGGTAACTCTAGCACTTGGATCGCTTTCTCTCGAGAACAGTAATCGCGATCCCGATTGTACTCTTATGCCTCTTGCATTCACCGAGACTAGGTGGCAGGTGGCGACCCTGTCGCTTTCTAAAAGTACAATCGGCATAGCGATTGCGGTGGTAGGGGTTTTACAGATATAACTACCATACCCCTAACACTCTTAATGCATTTGTGAATTGCCCTCTGCAACCACTAATGCAATCTCGTTGGCGTAGGCTTGTCTTTCAGCAATCTTCTGTTCTCTAGTCATAGTCTTGTTCTTCATACCTTTGACCATATCAGCAAGATTAGTAGGATTGTATATAGAAAGACCTGTACTATTAACTGTAATCAAATCACTTTCATCACATTGTACACCTAGCTCATTCATCAACTCAACACCCTCGTCTAAGAAACGATATGCTTTTAGTCCTGTTAGCATAACCTTTCTTTGTTCTTCGATAGTGCTAATCCAAGTTTCGTGAGCCGATATTAATTGTGCTTTCTTCTTCTTAAACATTTGAAAGATAGAAAACTCATTTGGCTCACAAGCAATCGTTCTATGCCGACAATGGCTAGTACCGATAATGTCAAGATAGTATTGGCTATCGAACTCATTAGTTAAGCCAATGTTATTATCTCTATCCGAGTTATGTGAGTGATAATTAGAATAACCTAATTCTTGTCTACAAGCCTCGATATGTTGCGACTTGTGTGGGTTATCATTATTATCTTTTTGCTGTGGGTAGATGTCGGGATTTAATCCTTTTGCTTTCAGCTCATCTCTAAAATAAGCAAAGGCAAATTTCTCACCACTATCACCATAGTTTCGGCTGTCTGTACTACCAAATAAACCAAAGTCTATATGCTCACTATGTTCGGTGTTGCGACCATAAGAACTATTTTCTTCGGTGTCCATACCTTGAGCCATTGAGAAATAGAAGCATTTATCTTTTGCTACTACATCTACTGCCGAGCCATATCTGTCCTTTAACATTTGACATAACTCAACATCATCTGGTCTGTAAGACCTTTCCACTACTTCTTTTGCAAGTGCAAAGGCTTTGCCATAGTTATCTTCCACTTCTATTCTACAAGTATCAAAGGCTTGTTTTTCTAAAGTGTCCTCACTTTCTGCGTGTGAGATATATCGATTGATTATTTTCTTTCGATATTCGTCATTCATTCTTAATCGTGCCATATTTATTATCCTTTCTATATGGATTGGTTATTAGTTGCATTAGTTGTATCATTATTTCCCATACCTTGCAACCATAAAGAGTATGCGGTGATATTATTTGCAGTCCATTCTTCCCAACAACTGCGACTATGAAAGACGCGCGTGTGGGCTGGCGCTTTGTTTCTCCAACCCCCATAAGGATAGCCGATATAGTTCTTGTCGCTTGGATAGAACTTAATGCCACAGTTTTTACAATACATTTTCATAATTCATCACCTCTTATAACTCTGATTATATCTCTTACCCCTAAGGCTACTATTACTAGTAGCCCTAAAGATATTACTATCATTAATAAACTGAAACTCATTAGTTCAGTACCTCGGGTAATACTTTTGATTTACCTCTAATACTAACAATATTAGTAGCAGTTCTAAAACCCATAGAATTATAATCGCTGTCTAGTTGTTCATAACATACAGCAACTTTACCTCTATTAGTTATCCATATTCTACACTTATCATCATTAAATCTGCCAAAGCGAGTTATGATTGTCTTATGCTTTTCAGCATAAAAGGTAATCTTAAACCAACGACTGGCTTGTAGCTCGCTAGTCATATCGTCAAGGCTATAATTATCTTCTTCGGTATAAGGCTGATGATATTCGCCTAATTCTATATTACTCATTGTTATCCTTTCTATATGCGTTATGGGAATATAATATATATATTCCCATAACAGTCAAGTATTAATTAACTATCTCGACTACTGTGAATGAAACTGGGCAACCTGTGTTGTTTTCCTCTGCTTCATCATTTAAATTTCTTGCTAGATTGTCAGCAAGTTCTTTATTTTTACTTTGTCTTTCTACAATATAGCTCGGTGATAGTGTGCTATATTCAGTCTTTTTGATTACAAGATACATCATAATTATCCCTCTCCTTGTGCTTCTTGATATTGTTCTAACCTTGCTTCTGCCATAGCCCAAGCATTGTCCATTTCTTCTTGTACTTCTTCCCATATGTGAACTTGTGATTTACAATGTTCAGATATGAATTCTTCTCTAGTCATTATCTCTGCGTCCTCTTGCATTTGTAATAACCATTGTCCTGTTTTACTCATTTGATTTCTTCTTTCTGTTAGTTAATTAATAAGACTAAGGTATAATACTATCCCATATAAATTACAAGTATTTATTTATTTTTTTATGTGGATAACTTTGTACATATCTAGTATGTATCAGACTGCTACATACTAAATGTGGGGTCACCTAAATTTTCCTGTGGATAACTTTATTTTTTTGTTGACACAACATATAGTAGGTCGGATAGAGGTACCATACTAAATCTTGTGCCCTTGCGGGCCCACCCACCCCCACCCCCCTTTTTGTAGGATAGGGATCCTATATGTCTATATATAGTTTGATTTGGACATAGATATGTGTTATTTTCATTTTCACTTTAACTAGAAAATAAAGGTGCAAAATTTTTTATAAAATTTTTTCAAATGCTAACGCCAAAACAAATACAACAACTCCCTCCTGATACTCGCAAAGATTATTTAAAAACAATGCTTCTGGTAGAAGAGAAGAAAAAAGAACAATTAATCAAAGATGATTTTTTAAGTTTTGTTAAGCATATGTGGCCAGAGTTTATTGAAGGTGAACACCATAAGATTATGGCGGAGAAGTTTAATAGAGTTGCGCGAGGTGAACTCAAACGATTAATTATTAATATGGCACCACGTCATACTAAATCAGAATTTGCCTCTAACTATTTGCCAGCGTGGATGATTGGCAACAAACCAGATTTAAAAATAATTCAAGCAACCAATAATGCAGAACTTGCGGTACGGTTTGGTCGTAAAGCTAAAGGTCTTATGGAGCAAGATGAATATAGAGAAATATTTGATACTAGATTAAAAGAAGATTCTAAAGCTGCGGGTAAATGGGAAACCGATCAAGGCGGCGAATACTATGCAGCCGGTGTTGGCGGATCGATAACCGGTCGTGGTGCGGATCTATTAATCATTGACGATCCACACTCGGAGCAAGATGCTATGAATATGGCTAGTTACGATCGGGTTTATGAATGGTACACATCAGGACCTCGGCAACGACTGCAGCCTGGGGGCAGGATAATTGTGGTGATGACACGGTGGAACGTTGCTGATCTAACAGGTAAACTGCAACGTGCACAAAAAGAACCAAAAGCAGACCAATGGGAAGTAATTGAATTCCCGGCAATCTTGCCCAGCGGTAATCCGGTGTGGCCGGGTTATTGGAAACTAGAAGAGCTTGAAGCAGTGAAAGCATCCGTAAGTATACTAAAATGGAATGCTCAATACCAGCAGAATCCAACAGCTGCAGAAGGTAGTATTATAAAACGTGAATGGTGGAAAATTTGGGATAAAGATGAACCACCACCACTACAACACGTTATACAGTCATATGACACAGCGTTTATGAAAAAAGAAACTGCCGATTATAGTGCTATAACGACCTGGGGTATATTTACACCACAAGATGGTGCGCCTAATATAATTTTGCTTGATGCTTTAAAAGAAAGACTAGAATTTCCTGAATTAAGACAAAAAGCTAAAGAACAATATGATTATTGGAAGCCCGAAACGGTGATCGTGGAAGCTAAAGCTTCAGGCTTGCCTTTAACGTATGAATTGCGTAAACTAGGTATACCAGTTATTAACTTTACACCGAGTAGAGGAAATGATAAACATACTAGAGTAAATTCGGTAGCACCGTTGTTTGAGTCAGGAATGATTTGGGCACCTGATACTAAGTTTGCTGAAGAAGTGATTGAGGAATGCGCTGCATTTCCATTAGGTGAAAATGATGACTTAGTGGATAGTATGACTCAAGCTATAATGCGATTTAGACAAGGTGGCTTTGTTGATCATCCAGACGACTATGAGGATGAACCGTTGCCACAACAACAAAGAACATATTACTAAGAGGTAAATAATGGCAATTGATAAAGTAAACGATTTAACTAAACAAGTTAACGTCATAGACCCTTCCATAGAAGTAGGGAATCCCAATGAAGAAATAGATATTGAAATGTTAGAAGACGGTGGGGCCGAAATTGATTTTGATCCCAATCAGTCAGTAGAACAACAAATTCCACACGAAGCTAATTTAGCAGATTTTATCGAAGAAGATGAACTTGGTTTAATGGCAAGTGATCTAACACAAACTTATGAAGACTATAAAGCTGGTCGCAGAGAATGGGAACAAACTTATACTAGAGGCTTAGACCTGTTAGGTTTTAAATATGAAAACAGAGCAGAACCTTTTCAAGGTGCGTCTGGTGCAACACATCCTGTACTAGCAGAATCTGTTACTCAGTTTCAAGCTTTAGCTTATAAAGAATTATTACCTGCAGCAGGGCCGGTCAGAACTCAAATCATTGGTGCAGTAACCCCAGACTCAGAAAAACAATCTGCTCGAGTAAAAGATTTTATGAATTATCAGTTGATGATTAAAATGAAAGAGTACGAGCCAGAGTTCGATCAGATGTTATTTAATTTACCTTTAGCAGGCTCAACATTTAAGAAAATTTATTTTGACGATGTACTAGGACGTACCGTTTCTAAATTTGTACCAGCAGAAGATTTAGTGGTAAGCTACAATGCTACTTCACTAGAAGAAACAGATTGTATTATTCACGTTATCAAAATGTCTAAAAATGATTTGTTAAAGCAACAGCAAATAGGTTTTTATTCTGATGTAGAATTAGGCGACGCTGGTTATGGTGTTGATAATGAAATCGATGAGAAAAAAGATGAAATCGAAGGTGTTGTTAAAACAGGAGACCACGAACTACACACATTGTATGAATGCCACACTGAATTAGATGTACCTGGTTTTGAAGACAAAGACCAACAAGGATTACCAACCGGAATTGCATTACCTTACATCGTAACTATTCACGAAGAGTCAAATCAAATTTTATCTATTAGAAGAAATTACTCTGCACAAGATCCAATTAAAAAGAAACAAGAATACTTTGTGCACTTTAAATTTTTACCAGGACTAGGCTTTTACGGCTTTGGTCTAATACATATGATCGGTGGTTTATCTAGAACTGCTACCACTGCTCTACGCCAACTACTTGACGCCGGCACCTTGTCGAACTTACCTTCCGGTTTCAAACAACGTGGTATTAGAGTACGTGACGAAGCGCAACCGTTGCAGCCGGGTGAGTTTCGTGATGTTGATGCCCCTGGTGGAAATCTTCGTGACGCATTTATGCCGTTACCATTTAAAGAACCATCACAAACATTATTACAGTTAATGGGTGTCGTGGTACAAGCCGGTCAACGATTCGCGTCTATTGCTGATATGCAAGTAGGCGATGGTAATCAAGGTGCCGCAGTGGGCACGACTATGGCGTTATTGGAACGTGGATCGCGGGTTATGTCTGCTATTCACAAACGTTTATATGCCGCAATGAAATGTGAGTTTATGTTACTAGCAAAAAACTTTGCAACTACATTACCACCACAATATCCATATGACGTTGTAGGCGGTAATCGTGAAATCTTTGCTACGGACTTTGATGAAAGAATAGATATTATTCCGGTTGCTGATCCAAACATCTTTTCACAGACACAACGAATTACGATTGCACAAACTGAATTACAAATGGCAATGTCAAATCCACAGATACATAATTTATATCACGCTTATAAACATATGTATGAAGCGCTTGGTGTTAAAGATATAGACATTTTACTACCACCACCGATGCAACCACAGCCTTTAGACCCTGCTAGTGAAAATATTTTAAGTTTAAATGCTAAAAAGTTTCAAGCTTTTCCAAAACAAGACCATCAATCACATATGCGAGCACATTTACAGTTTATGGGTACCACTATGGTGCGTAATAATCCAAAAGCGCTAGGTATGTTGCAGCAAAACTGTATGGAACACATAAATTTGATGTCTGGAGAACAGATTGAAGTAGAATATGCCGAAGAAATTCAACAATCACAGCAAATGTCACAACAAATGCAACAAATGATGCAACAGGCGGGACCAAATGCAGCACAAATGCAACAAAACCCACAATTTATGGAAGTACAGAAGCAAATTGAGCAAATGGCCGTAGCTATGGAAGCTAGAAAAGCACAATTAGTCGCCGAATTTATGGAAGACTACGCAAAAGCAGAACGTGAAGTATTAAATCAAATAGAAAACGATCCATTATTAAAATTAAAAGACCGTGAGCTAGATTTAAAAGCTAGAGACAACCAACGTCGTGAAGAACAGGATGAAAATGATCTAGCGATGGATAGTGCAAGATTATTACAAGCACGTGATCTTACAGAAACTAAGATTGCAGAAAATGACAAACATCAAAAACTTAGAGCGGCAGTATCTTTAGCTAAAAGCGGTATAAGTAAAATGTCCACTGAAATTAACGAAGGATAAGTAATGGCAACAGAAGACTACATCGGGGGTATAGGTGGTCTAATGACAATGGCGGCTTTGTTTGCAGGTAATCAACAAAATAAAAATAACCAAGATTTAATGAACTTGCTTAATCAAAACCAAGAAGGAACAGAAACAGAAACTGCTACGGACTTACTAACTGGAATTGAAGATATAGATCTTTACTCTCCAGGGGTTGTTGATGAGCAAATTAGAACCGATTTAGACACAGCTGATCAAGCAAGAATAGAAGCGGAAAAAGAAGAAAATGGTTTTTTACGAAATATATTTAATAGCATTACGAACTATACAGTTGGTAATGATGGGGAAGCTTTAGACGGTGCAGAATTTGATGAATATGTAAACAATAACAAAGCTTCATCCGCTTATAATGCTTTGGCTACTGCATTACAAGTTGGTGGAGGAATTCCAGGTATGATAGCTGGTTCTGCAATGAAAACCGACCCAATACCCGATGCATTAACTGCAGTAACAGACGACGCTATGTATAAGCAAATGCAGTCATCAGGCGGTTTTGATAATGACTCTTTATATCGTTTAAAAGAAATTGATAGGCTTAATAATAATTTAGATATTGATGTTGAAGATTATCCTACTTGGTATAATGAAGATGATATTGAAGGAACTATTGCTGGTAAGTATGTTACAGACACTTTACCTTTAACTAGTTATGATCCAAAAGCTGATGCCGACCAAGCTATTAGTTACGCAAACCCTTATTCTGAAAAAAGAGATGGTGAAACAATTTACCCATTAGGTTTAGAGATTGCCGATATAATGCAAGAGGGTCAACCACCAGTTCCAGGACTAGAATTATCTAATTCTGAGTTTAATGATAAAGATGCTAACGAAGCTTTAAGAGAAAAATTGTATGCCGAAACAGATCGATATAATGAATTATTAAATCAAGGCGAAGATACTTTTGACTATAGAAATATAGTTAAAGAACCTTTAGAAACAGACTACAACGGGTTTTATGACACTGAAAATAATAAGATAGGACTAGGCGTTAATAACAAAACAGGTGAATTTAATAGTGATGACGTTGTTGACACTATTTTGCACGAAGCAACTCATCAAGCAGACCTAGGTAATGCTGCACCAGAAGAGATTGCTGTTAGAAGATTAATGGAAACATTAAGTGGAAAAGAAGATCTTAGTCTTAAAACTTTAGAAGAAATATCTTTAATGACAGAAGAAGAATTAATAGAATTTTTGAAAAAACGTAAAAAAGAAGGCAAATCAGATATACCGAACGTGTATTTAAAACATATTTTAGATCCTTCTATATCAAATAACGATTTTATATCCGGTTTAAATAATTCTGGTTTTAATGTTAATTCAGACGAATTTAATGATAATTTTGCTAGCAATTTTAACACGGGTGGACGTGTACAACACAGTCAATTACCCCCGGAACGCGGACCGATGGCCGCTGGTGTTGGTTCTTTATTTAAACAAAAATAAACTGGCCATTTTTATTAAAAAGTAGTATTATCCAAAAAACTAAACAAGGAGATCTAAATGATTGAATCTTTAAAAGCAAAATGGACTGCACTAAGCGTTAAGAAAAAAGTTATCGCTGGCGTTGTAGCTGCAGTAATCATAATAGCAATATTTTCATAACATAAATGTGGTTATCACTTTTACCAACAGTATTAAAGACTGGCTCAGCTATATTTGCTAATAAGCAAAAAGCTAAGATACTTATGTCTGATGCTGCTTTACTTCACGCTCAAAAGATGGCCTCGGGAGAAGTTGAGTATCAGGCACAAGTACGGCAATCAAACGACAAGGGATGGAAAGACGAGTTCGTGCTTTTGCTTGTGGCGGCCCCAGTGATTTTATTGATTTGGTCGGTCTTTAGTGACGACCCATTAATCCAGCAAAAATTGGATATCTTTTTTGACAAGTTTAGTAATCTGCCTTTCTGGTACCAATCGTTATTTATCGGCGTGGTCGCATCGATATACGGATTGAAGGGCGCAGATATATTTAAGAAGAAATGAAGTTCCACGACTATTGGGACAACGAGAATAAACTATTAGAACTTTCATATAAAGAATCTATTAGACAAAGGGAGGAAAGAAGATGCAAGAACAAGACAAGTGTGCCTGTCACACAAAAGAAAAAGAACAATCGGGGGAATGTTGTAAACAAGAAAAGCCCAATGCTCTAGATGAGTTTTGGACTTCATTAGGAGAACCCGATAAATGCAAGACGCCGATCCGATAAACGTAATATATAAATTACAAAGACTTTTAGATAATAGTATTGATGACTGTGCTCAAACACTTATGAGCGGAGGTATTGACAATATGAGCAAATATAGCTATATTTGCGGCAAGATCCACGCAATGGATAAAATAAAACAGGAACTCTCTAACCTGCTAAACCCTAAGGAGCCAAATGACGATGACGAAGACGGAAAAATTACACCCATTAGAAGCTAAGTACAAAGAAGAAGTTACTGAAGCAAAAGAAGAAACAACCTCAACAAGTTTAGAAAAGTTACCAACCCCAACCGGGTGGCGTATACTTGTAATGCCTTTCAGAGTTAAAGAAAAAACTGAAGGTGGAATTATTATTGCACAAGAAACATTAGATAAAGCACGTGTCGCAACACAAGTTGGTTATGTGTTAAAGATGGGTGATCTTTGTTACGCAGACAAAGATAGATATCCCACTGGTCCGTGGTGCAAAGAAAAAGATTGGGTGCTTTTTGCTAGATACGCAGGATCACGAATGGAGATTGATGGTGGAGAGATAAGAATGTTAAACGATGATGAGATACTAGGGACCATAGAGGATCCTGAAAATATCTTGCACGCAATGTAAAAACATAGAGGAGAAAAACTATGCTAGAAGATAAGATAGACGTTGGTGACAACGACGAAATAGAAACGGAAATTGATCTGGATGCACCAGCACCGGAACAATCTTTAGAAGAAGAAATTAAAGTTGAAGAGGTTAATGAACCTGTAGCTGAAGAAACGGCAACAGAAGAAAAGCCTGTAGAAGCTAAACCCAAAGAAGAACTTGAAGAATATTCCGACGGTGTACAAAAACGAATAGCAAAACTTACACGTAAAATGCGTGAAGCTGAAAGGCAAAAAGAAGAAGCTATTAAATTTGCACAACAAGCTAATAATCAAGCACAGAAAATTAGAAATCAATATGAGAATTTAGGAACTAATTACACTAAAGAATTAGCAGCTAAAGTTAACAATGGTATGGATGCCGCAAAACTTGCGTATAAATCAGCTATTGAAAACCAAGATGTTGATGCACAAATTGAAGCACAAAGAGCTATTGCACAAATGTCAATGGAAGAAGCTAGATTAAAACAAATTAACGCTGCACAAGAACAAAGAGCAGCAAGACCACAACCACAACCACAAAACTTGGCTCAAGCTGCAAGTGAAATGCCGACAGCAGGAGAAGTTGCACAAGCCGGTAGAGAACTTGATCCCAAAGCAGAAGACTGGGCCTCAAAAAATAGATGGTTTGGTACGGATAATGCAATGACTTACACTGCATTTGACATACATAAAAACCTGGTTGAAGAAGAAGGTTTTGATCCACAATCAAATGAATACTATGTAGAAGTCGACAAAAGAATAAGGGTTGCATTTCCACACAAATTTGATAAAGTGGAGCAATCTACAAATGCACCCGTGCAGAATGTAGCAAGTGCCCGTCGTCCGGCCGCAAATAAAGGACGCAGAAAAACTGTGAAACTCACACCTTCACAGGTAGCAATTTCTAAAAGATTAGGTGTGCCACTCGAAGAGTATGCGAAACAATTAGCCGCGAAGGAGGTATAAGCATATGACTAACAAAGATACAGACAATAAAACTGTTAAAACTTCCCGCGTGAGCGAATCTAGGGTTAAAGAAGAACGACCTAAGGTTTGGGCTCCACCCTCAGCACTAGATGCACCCCCTGCACCAGACGGATACAGGCACCGTTGGTTAAGAGCCGAAAGTATGGGCTTTGACGACCAACAAAATATGATGGGTAAATTAAGAACAGGATGGGAATTGGTGAGAGCCGATGAATATCCAGATTTTGATTTCCCAAGTGTCGAATCAGGTAAATATCAGGGAGTAATCGGAGTTGGAGGCCTTGTGCTGGCAAGGATATCTGAAGAGCTCGCAAAATCTCGTGAAGCTTACTTTGCGCAAAAAAGCGCAGATGCAAACGAGGCTTTAGAAAACGATGTCTTAAAGGAACAGCATCCAAGTATGCCGATCAATCAAGAACGGCAGACTCGTGTAACTTTTGGTGGTACTAAAAAATAATCTTTTGATATTTTTGACCTCCAGATTAATAAAATAACTTAACCCTTTAAGGAGGAAAACAATATGGCAAATAATGATGCCCCTTTTGGTTTCAACCCAATTGGTAAACTCGGCGGTGGAACTTCTCCAGCAATGAACTCTTATAAAGCACTTGCAAACTACGCAACTGAAATGTTCCAAGGTGACATCGTAAAAATCGATGAAGCTGAAGGTGACGTTCAATTGTTCGCAATTGCTGGTGGTGGCACAGATGCTACCAACGCTATAGGTGTGATTTGGGGCAGTAACTTCGACGACGCTACTGGGAAACCAACTTTTAAAAACACAAGACCTGCTTCACAGAAAGCTACTGTCTTTGTATATGACGATCCGTATCAACAGTTCGAAATACAAGGCGATGGCGCTTCTGCACAGACTGATATCAGTAAAAAAGCTGATGTTACTCTAGGAACAGGAAACTCATCAACCGGTGTATCGGCGACAGAACTTGATTCAAGTAATATTGGAACTGGTGCTAACTTAAGAATTAATGGCTTTTCTAATAAAGAAGGTCGTAATTCAGTTGGCTCAGACAATATTATTTACAATGTTACTATCAACGAACACAAATTTAAATAATAGCAGGAGGATTTAAAAAATGGCTATATCAAGACAACAACTAGCAAAAGAGCTAGAGCCAGGTCTAAATGCATTATTTGGACTTGAGTACAAAAACTACGAAAATCAACATACAGAGATTTTCGACACAGAGAACAGTGACAGAGCTTTTGAAGAAGAAGTAATGTTATCTGGTTTCGACACTGCCGGAGTAAAATCTGAAGGTGCTGCTGTGGTTTACGATAACGCGCAAGAAACATTCACTGCAAGATATCAACACGAAACAATTGCGTTAGCATTTAGCTTAACGGAAGAGTCAGTGGAAGATAACTTGTATGATAAATTATCTGCACGTTACACTAAAGCACTAGCAAGATCGATGGCACAAACTAAGCAGATTAAAGCTGCTGACGTTTTAAACAATGGCTTTACAGCTGGCGTAACTGGAGGTGATGGTCAACCATTATTCTCTGGTCAAACTGCTGGTAGAGCTGCTGGTCACCCAACAATCGCTGGAAACTTCGTGAATGAATTGTTAGTATCTGCTGACCTTTCTGAAACGTCTCTAGAGACTTGTTTGATTGACATTGCTAAGATGACTGATGAGCGTGGCTTAAAAATTGCTGCTAAAGGTATGAAACTAATTATACCTTCTAAGCTTCAATTTGCTGCTGAGCGAATTATGAAATCTGCACAACGTGTCGGAACTGCTGATAATGATATCAACGCAATGAAAAATATGGGAATGATTCCACAAGGTTATGTGGTAAACAACTTCCTAAATGATGACGATGCGTTCTTTATCAAAACAGATGTTCCTAATGGTATGAAGCATATGGTTCGTGCGCCAATCAAAACTGCTATGGAAGGCGATTTTGAAACTGGCAATATGAGATACAAAGCTAGAGAAAGATACAGCTTCGGTTGGTCTGATCCTAGAGGTATCTTCGGATCTCCAGGTGCTTAATCATTAGATTAAGACTTTATATTAAGGGGCCTTCGGGCCCCTTTTTATTTGCATATTATTATTTAAAAGCGTATACTTCGTTCAAAGAAACTGAGATAACCCTTTGGTGTAGACGTACTCAGACGACGGCCTAGAGACTACATCAAAATAACTAGGAGAAAAATTATGGCAACAACAAACTTTTCCGGACCTATTAAAGCCGGATCAATCAAAGAAGGCGCAAATACAAACGTAGGTTTTGTATCTATGGCTCAATCAGTAAAAGTAGATATTATTGGTGCATCTCACTTAAACCAAGTGTGTGCAACAGTACCAGCTAACTCACAAATAATAGATGTTATTCTTAACGTAACTGTAGTGAATAATGATGGTGGTGCAGCTACTATTTCTGTAGGAACAGAAGCAGATGCAGATGCATTCATAGCTACAGCTAATGTTAAGGCTTTAGCAACTACTCGTGGGACTTTAGATACAGAAGCAACTAACGTAGGCACAGCTGATCTAAAAGTTTTAGCTGATTTTACAGGCGCTAATGGTGATGGCACTACTGGTGCAGCAACTGTAACTGTAGTTTACTTACAAGACAATTCTGTTGCAGACGCAGTAGACTTATAAAAATTAAGTGGGGCTTCGGCCCCACATATTTAGGAGATTAATATTATGGGTGGTGGATCATTTACATCAGATCAAAGAACAGCACATCTAGCTGTCGACGGTCAATTAGTGGCAGGGCCTTGTAGAGTTACATCTATTCAAGCAGCAGGGGCAGGAAGTTCAACTATTGTGTTATACGACGGAACTTCTGCGGCAGGAACAGCACATACATTTAAGTTTGGCACTGAAGGACTAGAAGTTTTTATTCCTGGAAGTGGTATAAGATTTAAGACAGGTGTGTATTTAGATTTAACAGCTACTCCAGGCGTTACTGTAACATTTAACTAGGAGGTTCAATGACAACATCCGGAACAGCTACTTTCGAAAGTGGTTTTTTAATAGATGATATCATTGAAGAAGCTTATAATCGTGTAGGCTTAGATTCTGTTAGTGGTTATCAATTAAAATCAGCAAGGCGTTCTTTAAATGTAATGTTTCAAGAATGGGCGAATAGAGGTTTGCACTATTGGGAAATAGGTAATACCAATATTGATTTGGTTGAAGGCCAAGCAGAATATAAATTTTTTAGATCAGCTACAGACGGCACCAGTGCCACGTCAAATCCTAATGGAATTTATGGAATAGACGATGTTTTAGAAGCTGCATACAGACAAAATAGAGGTGGAACAAATCAATCTGACTCTTCGCTAACAAAAATTGATCGAAGTACATATAGTAGTTTAGCCAATAAACTTACCAAATCACAGCCGTCTCAATACTATGTACAAAGATTTTCAGATAACATAACTATAACACTATATCCAACACCTGATAGTAGTGCTGCTTCAAGTGATGTTACTATTTATTATGTGAAAAGAATCCAAGATGTTGGAGGTTTTAGCAATACAGCAGACGTTCCATATAGATTTGTTCCTTGTATGGTTTCAGGTTTAGCTTTTTATTTATCACAAAAGGTTGCTCCACAATTAACACAGTCTTTAAAAATGTATTACGAAGATGAACTTAATAGAGCATTAACAGAAGATGGTTCTTCTACATCAACCCATATAACTCCGGCGGCGTACTATCCAAATGTCTAGTTTTTCTACAGGTAAAAATGCATTAGCAATTTCAGATAGAAGTGGTATGGCTTTTCCATATAAAGAAATGGTATTTGAATGGAACGGTTCTTTTGTACATATATCTGAATTTGAACCTAAACATCCTCAACTACAACCTCGATCACATAGGGGTGATGCTCAAGGTTTAAGAAATGCTCGACCAGATAGAACTGAGCCACCGGTACCACAGCTTGGAACATTAAACGCTTTACAAGCTGGTCCGACTGATAGTGAAGAAATTACAGTTACTATACCAGGACACGGTTATAAAGTAGGTGATGTTGTTAGAATAAATGGAGCTGTTTCTTTCTTTCCTACCTATCCAGAAGTTTCTCACATAGAAGATGATGATATTAATATTGCTGCTGGACATACTATTCTTTCAGTAACACCAAACAGTTTTAAATTTAATTCTAACGACCAAATCACAGCTTTTTTAACAGCAAACTGTACACCAGGAACTACAACTGTTTATGTTGATATGGACGGAGTACTAGCAGAATATTATCAAGCTGTTGCTACCTATGCAACATCAATTGGTTTATTACCTGCTGGACCAGACTGGTACGATTTAAGTCCTGCAATTGAATTCCAAGCAATCGCTGCAGCACCAACTAATTATTTTACCAATCTTGCCGTAAGAGCTGAAGCTAATGCTTTAATTGATTTAGTAATTGCTAAAAATGGTAATTGGGATGTTTTATCTACAGCAACTTCTGCAAACATTATTGCACAAAAAAATGCTTGGATAACTACTTACTTTGGAACACCTGGTTCAGGTATTGGTAGAGCCCCTAGAACTACAAACTATGCAAGTAACTTTGATAAAGCTCCTTTTGGAGGAGCTAATAAAATATTAATTGACGACAGAACCACGTATATAGATCAATTTGAAGGTGCCGGCGGTAAAGGCTTTAAATATTTTGAAAGTGGTGGTATAAAAGACTTTGGAGGAAGTAATATGTCTACTACTTTATTATCAGTATGACCACATATACAGAATTAAAACAACAAATATTAGATTATTGTGAAACTGATGCTGCGGTTCTTACAACTACTATTCTTGATGATATTATTGAACACGCTGAACACCGTATCTTTAGAAGTATAGAATTAGATAATCAAAAAGAATATGTAAATGGTAATACAGCCGCTAATAACAGATTTGTATTACTACCAGGATACAGTTCAAGTGATGCGACTAAACCAACTATTAGTGATATAGCTAGTATTAGATATGTAACCCTGTACACCGATTCAGGGACCAAAGAACGTCACGAATTAGTCCGTGTAGATGTAGACTTTTTAAACGAATATTACCCGACTCCAGAAACGGGGTCCGCGGCTAAACCTAGGTATTATTCTACTTGGGATATGAGCACAATAGCCATTGCACCAACGCCAAATGCAGTGTATAAATTTGAGATAGGAATTATTAAAAAACCAACAGGCTTAAGTTCCAGTAATGCCTCTACGTGGTTAAGCGTAAATGCCCCACGAGTTATATTATATGCCTGCTTATGTGAAGCATTTAAGTTCTTGAAAGCTCCACAAGATTTACAAGTTTATGAGCAATCTTTTTCACAAGCGCTTACAGAACTTGCTCAAGAACAATTAGGTAAAAAACGAAGAGACGAGTTTAGGGATGGTAGTTTAAGAATACCAATACCTTCTCAAAACCCTTAATAGGAGAAAATTATGGCAATAACACAGGCAGTAGCCAATGTCTTTAAACAAGAATTACTTAAAGGTAATCACAATTTTATTAGCGCAGCACAAGGCGGCGGTACAGCGGCATATTACTTAGCGTTATATACTTCTTCCGCAACTTTAGGTGCAACCACAACAGCTTATGCAACAACAAACGAAATTACAAACACAGCCGGAACTGCTTATACAGCAGGTGGAAAAGTAGCAGCGAACCCATCAGTAACTGGTGGTGCAAGTGCAGCCACAGCATTTGTTGATTTTGATAATGTACAATGGGCTTCCGCTTCATTCACAGCGAATGGTGGTCTAATTTACAGGCAAGATGCCGGTAAACCAACTAACAATGCTGTAGTAGTTTTAGCTTTTGGTGGTGACTTTACAGCTACTAACGGAACCTTTACAGTTCAGTTTCCAACAGCAGGTGGTGGAGCAGAGATCATCAGATTAGGATAAGGAGTTTAAATGGCCCTTGTTCTTAATGATAGAGTCAAAGAGACTAGCACAACTACTGGTACTGGAACTATTACGTTATCAGGTACCGCGATTCAAGGTTTCCAAACTTTTCAAACAGGTATAGGTGATGGTAATACCGTTTACTATACTATTGAAGCTGATGGTGGTGCTGACTTTGAAGTAGGCCACGGCACTTATACACAATCCGGTCAAACCCTTTCACGTACAACAGTTTATTCTAGTTCTAATAGTAATGCGTTAGTTAATTTTGGAGCAGGTACAAAAAATGTATTTGTCACGCAACCGGCAGGTCGAGCGGTATTTAAAAACTTTGGTAACAATGTAGAACTTGCAGATAACCATAAAATATTAATGGGGAATGCTGGTGATTTAGAAATTTATCACGATGGTTCTAACTCATACATAGATGAAAATGGTACCGGTGATCTTGATATTAGGTCTAATGGAACTAAAATTTCATTAAAAAGAAAAGCTGATGGACACGAAGGACTTAGATATACATTAGGTGATTCTATATTATTAAAATACGACAATAATAATCGTTTAGAAACTTCTAATGCTGGAATCTCAGTTACAGGTGGAATTACTGTTACTGGTACAGTAGACGGAGTTGATATTGCAGCAAGAGACGCTGTCTTAACCTCTACCACAACTACTGCTGGAGCTGCGTTGCCAAAAGCTGGTGGAACTATTACAGGAGATCTAACTTTAACTGGTGCGTCTCATAATGTTCTTTGGGATAATTCTAATAATTCTTTAGATTTTGCAGATTCAGCTCAATTAAGATTTGGTGCAAGTGCAGATTTAAAAATATTTCACGATGGTTCAAACTCACAGATTGTTGACAGTGGTACTGGTAATTTAAAAATTGCAGCGGCTGATTTACAACTTATGAACGCAGCTGGTTCTGAACTAATGATTCAAGGGATACAAGATGGTGCTGTAACTCTTTATCATAATAACTCTGCAAAACTAGCAACAACCTCTACTGGTGTAACTGTAACAGGAACCGTAGCAGGTGATGTTGTATCAGCACACACGGCAGAAACAAGTATTGCAAGCAGTGACCTTATTGCAGTTTACGATACATCAGCAGGTGCAATTAGAAAAGCAACTATTGCTAACGCAGGTTTAGCTGGACCAACAGGACCAACAGGACCGACTGGACCAAGTGGTGGAACAGGACCTACTGGCCCTACCGGACCAGGTGGTGGAACCGGACCAACAGGACCCGATGGACCTCCGGGACCTTCTGGTGGAACCGGACCGACAGG